GATTTGGGGCATCATACCCCCTCCTGGGCCCTACAAAGGGTCTCCACGGCCCTTCTAAGCTCATCTACGGCCTGAATGAGTTCTATCAATCGTCTATCTAGCATCTGGTTTGGTCCCATGTTTTCTACCGAAAGCGAGATTGGTTATAATTATTTTTATTCCCAACCTTGAAGAACCGTCGCTTTCGCCTGGGCCGGGTGTGGCGGAGTACCACTACCCCTAGTTGGCTACCCACAAGAGGATTAGTCTCTGTAGTAGACAAGCCAGGTATACTATATGCTGTATTTACCTGGCGTGGGTTATGGGATTAAAGAAAACATCCAGTACCATAGTGATCAGCGGCTCTGTAGTTGAGTCGGCTGCGAACACATACACACAAGAAGCGATTGATCTACAACTCAATCCTTTGGACAATGAAGTGTTTGTCGTTGAAGCAGTAGACATTAACCTAGATTCTTGTGATGGAATTGCGGCAACAGACACCTCAATTCGAGGATCTCTATCAAACACATCGAGAGCTACTATCGGTCGATTGAACGATTCTAATGTATTCGCTACTGCAAACGAGAACATCCGTGCGGCAGGCTTTGCAGATGGTGGAGTTGGATTCCAAACCATCTCACCAGACACAGCTACTGCTAGTGGACTCGAATATATTGGCATCTTGGCCACTGACAACTTCTTTGCAGGAGTTGATGGAACAGCCAATGTAAATCCTAAGACTATGCGATTCAAGGTCTATGGTTACAGAGCCAAAGCAGACAGTTCAACATACGCAGCCCTTGTACAAAGTGAACTATTGAGTGCTTGAGGTGACCAAATGGTTACCAAACTCCAAAGTGAGAAGGCTATCGTTCGTCTTCTTGCGATGGAAGGTGCATCTCATCCGCTCCTTCCATTCGCAGTGAAGATCCTTGTCGAGTCTTTTCAAACTGGAGAACCATCTCTAACATCGTCATTGGATCCTACAGTCTCAATGCTTGTCGATCCAGGAGCCAATCTTGCGGCCATCCTGGGAAGTCTTGCTCGAGGTGAGGAGCCTAGAGCTATAACACCTGGACAACGAGTTCTCAAACGAAAGAGAAAGAAAACAGATTATGACAAGAGAATGAAACGTGCTCTTACTGAAGTCAATGCTAAGGCACGATTGAAAAATGGATCATTCAGAAAAGGATGGGACCAGGCCAAGGTCATGAAGAAAGCACACAAACTGGCTCGTAAGTATGGACCATCAACAAAGAAAGGCCAGGTCAGAAAGACTGCTCGCCGTGCATACCGAAAGTGAAATGAAAGTGTTATTGAATACTACAGTGATGAACGAAGTTCATCAGCTGTAGTTTCAATATTGAAGATCAGTGGTTCCAGTACCAATGATCATCAGGAAGACATGACGACAACTTACTCTTGTCGAGTTTGCATTCCAAATCAATGATTCGATGTTCAAGCATCTTGATTATCTCAAGAAGATCTTCCATGTCGTGACTCATCTCGAACACCTACCACATCGACCAGTCAAATAAGCAGAACGAAGTTTACGATTACATACATCACAAGCTCTAGTTTGTGGTCTCATTATTCATCACCATACATGTACTGTTGATAAGAAGGCCAATCTTCTCTTATCCATTTGATAGGTTTACACGATTCAGGTTCGTGCATTTGTTGTATAACCCCTGCATGCCAGCCACGCATATACTCAGTCATGATTTCATCTTCGAACATCCAACGGAATAACCACTTCATTCTTTCACCTCGAAGTATTGTTGACCACGATCACTCATGACTTGTTCTCTTGTGTCTTGATCTTCTTTTTGAAGTAGCTCTCCTTTGCACGCATGCAACTCGTCCCAGGCATGATACATGGCTAATCGCATGAAATCGACTCGATCCCAGCAGATGTTCTGCATCAGATATCGAACTGCTGCATTAACAAACTTAGACTTCTTTCCTTTTTCTAGCCGTTCTAAGCCCCTTAGAACGTCACTATCCAGGGTTACAGTGATTTGGGGCATCATACCCCCTCCTGGGCCCTACAAAGGGTCTCCACGGCCCTTCTAAGC